ACAGATGCTTACACAAAGACTGAAGTTGATACTTCTCTGAGTGGTAAGTTATCGACTACTGGTGGCACGATGTCGGGTGCTATTGCGATGGGTACGTCTAAGATTACTGGCATGGGTGACCCTACCAATGCCCAAGACGCTACTACTAAGACTTATGTTGATGGCATCTTAGGTAGTGCAACATCTGCTGCGACAAGTGCTGCTGCTGCTGCGACTTCAGCATCTAACGCTTCAACGAGTGCATCCAATGCCTCTACAAGCGCAGGAAACGCCTCTACAAGCGCAACAAATGCTGCTGCTAGTGCTACTGATGCCGCTAACACTTACGATGCCTTTGATGACCGATACTTAGGAAGCAAGTCAACTGCACCTACTGTAGACAACGATGGCAATGCTTTGCTCACAGGTGCTTTGTACTGGAATACATCGACTAGCAATTTGTTTGTGTGGACAGGTTCAACATGGACTAACGCTGCTTTCACGGCAGGTGGCTTTGCTACTTTGACAGGCACAGAAACCCTGACAAACAAGACCCTGACAAGCCCTGTCCTGACAACTCCTCAGTTGGGAACACCTGCTAGTGGTGTTTTAACCAATGCTACAGGTCTTCCTTTGGGTACTGGTGTAACAGGAACACTTCCTATCGCCAATGGTGGTACAGGTGCATCAACTTTGGCAGGGGCTAATATTGCTGTTGTCAATGTCGCCAACAGCTTTACTGGCACACAAACCTTTACAGGAACATCATCTGCAACAGCCATTGTTCTAAACGATGCAGCAGAGGTAGCAACAGTATCTGCAACTGCGGCTACTGGCACGATTAACTACGACATTACCACTCAGTCTGTCTTGTACTACACAAGTAACGCAAGTGCTAACTGGACAGTTAACTTCAGAGCCTCTAGCGGTACTTCATTGAATACTTTGATGACTACAGGTCAATCAATGACTGTGGCTTTCTTGGTCACTCAAGGCTCTACTGCTTACTATAACTCTGCTGTTCAAGTTGATGGCACTACATCAGGCGTTACGACAAGGTGGTTAGGTGGTGCGCCAACTGCGGGTAATGCTAGTGGCATTGATAGTTACCGCTTCGCAATTCTAAAAACTGGAAGTGCAACCTTTACTGTTCTTGCTTCAGTAACACAATTTAAGGCCTAAACCATGCCATTACAAGCAACTAGCGGGGCAGCAAGCTATGACGGTTTTGGTGGCAATGGTGTTCCTGTTGTTCCTAACTATATTGAGGAAGTGTTCTCAACGTATCTTTATACAGGAAATGGCTCTACACAGACCATTACCAATGGCATTGATTTATCAACTAATGGCGGTTTAGTTTGGTTGAAAGCTCGTACTGCTGGAGTTACAGATTCCCATGGTTTGTTTGACACTGCACGAGGTGTTCGCAATGCTTTATTTAGCGATTCATTAAGCGGACAAATACAGGTTGGCGCTTCTGCTGGTGTAACAAATTTTGGCGCAACTGGTTTTACAACTGTAAACAATGGCAGCGGTGGTTCAGGCTGGAACAATACAAGCATTCCTTACGCTTCATGGACATTCCGCAAGCAGCCTAAGTTTTTTGATATTGTGACGTTTACAACAGACTCTACTTTAAACCAAAGAATTAGTCATTCTCTTAATTCTGTTCCAGGTTGCATTATTATTAAAGCAACAGGAGCGAGTGATAATTGGTATGTATACCATAGAACTTTAGGACGAGATAAGTATTTGCGGTTGCAATCAACTGCTGCGGTAGGAACAATTATAGATGGATGGGGAACTTCTGACCCAACTTCTACCGACTTTGGAATTAGTTACAACTTGCAATCAGGCTCAACCGCTTGCGTTGCCTACCTATTCGCCCACAACGCAGGGGGCTTTGGCCTGACAGGTACGGACAATGTGATTTCGTGTGGGTCGTTTACTGCTGATAGTTCTGGTTATGCAACAGTTAACCTTGGCTACGAGCCTCAATTCTTAATTACTAAGGTAGTGAGCGCAGAAGGGTATTCTTGGAGACTGCTTGACACAATGCGGGGGTGGTCACAGTCAGGCAACGACAGGTTTCTTACTCCTAATTCATCCAGTGCAGAAGGCGGTGACGGGTTTGGCACTCCAACCGCTACAGGATTTGAATATGGGCAAACTGGAGCAAACACACAACACATCTACATAGCCATTCGTAGAGGCCCAATGAAAGTGCCCACTGTGGGTACGAGTGTGTTTAGCCCTAATGTTGCTACAACCACTATCGTTACAAATACGGTTTTACCGTCTGCTGGCTTTCCTGTTGACTTGATGTTCTTTAGAAAAAGTGATTTAGCATACTCCACTTATTGGAATAGCCGTTTGCTACCAGATAGCAATCTTCAGGCAAACGACACGGCGGCGGAGATAACAGGATACCCGTACAGCTTTGCTTCAATGACTTCTGTGCAAAAAATTACCAATGATTGGTTTACTGGCTCTGCTATTCCGTTTGTGTTCTGGCAATTCAGACGTGCCCCTAGCTTCTTTGATGAGGTTTGCTGGACTGGGGATGGAGCTTCCAATAGAGCCATACCTCACAATTTGACAGTTGTGCCAGAGCTTTCAATTACTAAAAGCAGAAATGCTACAGGCATAGGAGATGCCGATAGCAAGAACTGGATTGTTAGATGTTCCGCCGCACCAACTAACTACTTAGGGTTTTTAAATGCTCGTGCTGCTGGATACAGCTATGGAACAGGTAATTATTGGCCAACTACAAGTGTCTGGTTTGGGACAGGTTCTTCACTTAATACTGGAACGCTGTCGCAGGGTAACAATTGGGTTAATGGTTCGGGTGAGTTATTTGTTACATATCTCTTTGCAACGTGCGCTGGTGTAAGCAAAGTAGGAAGCTACACAGGTACAGGAACTACACTTCAAATTAACTGTGGCTTCACAGCAGGTGCTAGGTTTGTAATGGTCAAGTGTGTCGATGCAGATGGAGACTGGTATGTATGGGACTCTGCTCGTGGCATCGTAAGTGGAAATGACCCTTACTTATTTTTAAACAGCACAGCAGCAGAAGTAACCAACACCGACTATATTGACCCATACAGCGCAGGATTTGAGATTAGTTCAACTGCGCCAGCAGAAATCAATGCCTCTGGTGGCAAATTTATCTTCTTGGCAATCGCATAAGGAACAATCATGCAAATTCGTTTACGTTCAACTGGTCAAGTAATGTACGAAAGTGAATTTCGTGCATACACAAAAGCCAATGGTGGCCCATCATGGGACATAACAACAACTGAAGTCTTAACAGCTTTGGGTGCTGATGTAGTCTTTGAAGGCCCACAAGCAACGGGTGGTACTGTTTACCAATACTCTCAAGCCTCTGGTGTAGAGCAAGTAGATGGTAAGTGGTACACCAAATATATCCTTGGCCCTGTGTTTACCGATACTACTGTCGATGGCGTAACAACCACAGCCCTTGAGCATGAGACTGCTTATAAAGCCACTAAAGATGCTGAACAGGCTAAGAGTGTTCGTGCTTCAAGGGATGAGAAACTAAAAGACTGTGATTGGACACAAGTAGCTGATGCTCCTGTTGACAAAGCAGTATGGGCTACCTATCGTCAAGCCTTGCGTGATGTAACTACGCAGACAGGTTTCCCTTGGACTATTACTTGGCCTGACGCACCATGACAAACGAAGTCACCCACGAGCAAATCTATGAGCGTCTATGTGCTGTTGAAGCTAAGGTAGACCAACTAGATAAGAACACTAAAGACTTGGTAGAAGCTATTGACGCTGCCAAGGGTGCTGTAAAGGTTCTTAACTGGATAGCATCTATTGCTCAACCAGTTTTGTGGATTGGTGGTTTAGTCATTGCTGCTGGTGCTATCTGGCAGACTTGGATTAAAAAATGAAAGATTGGGCTGTGGCTTTTACTACCGCAGTCTTGTTTTGTATTACTGTTGTCTGGTGTTTTTACATCATCGTTTGGGCTATGACGTGAAATGGCTACTGGTGCTATCTATGTTGTTTACATTGGTGGCATCTAGTAAAGAAAAAACTGAATATCGTTGTGTCAGATGGGCATGGACAGGTGATGTTTACAACCGAAAGGTAGTATGCCTTGAGTGGCAAAAGGTTGAGAAAAAATGATTGACCCCATCACAGCACTAGCTGGCATACAGTCAGCAATCAGCATGGTCAAGAAGGCAGCTAATGTTGCCAATGACTTAGGCTCACTTGCGCCCATGATTGGTAAGCTATTTGACGCAAAAAGTGTAGCTACAAAGGCCATGCTTCAAGCCAAGCAGTCTGGCAAAGGCTCAAACATGGGTACGGCTTTGCAGATTGAGATGGCTTTAGAACAGGCTAGAGCGTTTGAGGAGGAGTTAAAACTGCTCTTTATGCAAACTGGAAAAATTGACGTATGGCAGAAAATTAAAGCTCGTCAAGCAGAGATGGACTTGGCAGATGCTAAAGAGATAAGTGCATTAAAGAAAGCCGAGAAAGAAGCTAAACAGAAAGAGCAAGAACAACTAGAGATTGGTTTGGCAATAGGCGCAGTTTTCTTTGTTTTGTTTTTAGTCTTTGTTGGCATTTATGAATTGATGGAATTCTGTGCAACTACTCGTAGATGTGGCAGATGAATGAGTATCAAAAGACTTTTGACCTATGCCTAAAGATATTCGTTTACGGATGTGTGGCCTTATACGCCCTTGGTTTTCTGAAGTTTTTGCCTGACGATTTGTCGGACAAAATTGTTAATCTCCTGCTTGGAAAGATTGGACTGTAATGCTATCTCTATTTTCTACACTAGGTGGTTTGCTAATTTCTGGACTGCCAAAACTCCTAGACTTCTTCCAGAACAAAGATGACCAAAAGCATGAGTTAGCTTTGGCTAGGGTTCAAGTAGAACTTCAACTACAGATGATGGCTCAAGGGTTTAAGGCTCAAGAGCGCATGGAGGAGATTCGCACAGACCAGATTGCCATGCAAACAGATGCCCAGATGACAGAAGCTGCTTTGAAGCATGATGAGAAAATCATGGAAAGAGCAAGCACTTGGGTAGTGAACTTTGTAGGTACTGTAAGACCTATTGTCACTTACATCTTTATCTTTGAGTTATGTGCAATTAACGCATGGATTGCCTACTACGTTTACAGCAGACCTAGTTTAGTTAACAACATGGATGATTTAATCCGAGTTACTGACGTTATTTTCTCAAGCGATGAAATGGCAATGCTTGGAGGAATTATCGGTTTCTGGTTTGGCTCACGCTCATGGTCTAAGAAATGAAAATCAGCGAAAAAGGCGAACATCTGATGCACTTCTTTGAAGGCTACAGAAACAAGCCTTATCGGTGTTCTGCTGCCATTTGGACTGTTGGGTGGGGTCACGCTATGTACGCTGACCAATTAAGCCTCCCAAACGTCCGTAAAGAGGGTTATACAGGGCTTATCAGGTCTGATTACCAACTAAAAGGGGAAGACAATCGTGTCTGGTCTAAAGATGAACTGGTCAATCTGTTCAAGGTTGACATCGATACTTTTGAACGTGGTGTTCTTCGACTTTCTCCTACTCTTGCTCATCATCAAAGCAAATTCGACGCTGTTGTCTCTTTTGCGTACAAC